CCCACACAGGTCTCCCCCTTACAAATTAGAAGGGGGAACTCCACCTCAGTTTCATGCCGACGACTGAGGGACGTCCAGAATACTCAAGATGTTTGTCATCCTCGTGAGAAGCGAGAAGACACTTGAGTAGGGCACCAACATCCGACGATTTGTTTTTAGGAATCGTCGAGCGGAGCACGTACCCCTTTCGCAAGGGGCGGTGCATCTCATCCACTCGCAACTTCCGGTTAATAGTAACAGTTTTCACTCCGTTACTAGGCAACCGCAAGTTATCGCTTTGGAAGAGGTGGATGGACGGATCGTCCAACACACTTTCTCTCCCGAGCAAAGCGGATGTTGACTTGACAACAGGATAGTGGCCGTTAAAAGCCCTATTAAGCAAGTTGTCAAGAAAACTGCTAGTTTGCCACAGACCGCGCCAGTATAACTGGTTACGGAACGCAACAATACTAGCAGCATCACCCGGATCTGTTTGGCCCGGCAGCGGAAAATTCCGTCGGCACCTAATAATGGTGACATCGGTACCTCCGTAGTAATCACCGCCGCAAGACTCTCTGAACATTCCTGTCCAGAAAGACTTGTTGACATTTGTTTTCCACCCTAATTGGGCGAAAACGTCAAGGACAAATGGAACACAGTCTACAGGAACAATGATATCATCCCCGTAGACACGCACCGAACCACGGAAGGATATAACGTCCTTCTTGGTTAGGCGATGCCGACAACCCTCTGCGATGAGCTTTCGCTCAATCCCTACGAAAACAGCAGCCAAAAAGGCCATGCCTTCGATAGGAAAACAAAGGGCCGAACCCATCGACGCGAACTTATTCAGCCTCACGACGCATTTAGCGCCGTTAGTGGGGTCGGTAAGTTCTGCAAGCTGAGACCTAGTGGCGCTGAGAGCCTTCCGGAAGATCGGAAAATTCTCAGCCAGAGCTAGAGCTTGCAATAAAGACACACGGTCACTTGCCTCACTCATATCGAGTGTAGCAAGATTCCCACCCGGTGAACTGCCCCTCTGAGCCATTTCCCTGTTTGGGGATTGATCAGCAAAACCGATCAAATCCTTAATATAGGAAGACTCTAAAAGAGGGACAAGGGTAGTCGCAATAGATTGCTGCATCCACTGCAAAGCAGTGGGTTCAGCAGCGATTATGCGAGGTGTCTTGAGCGTTTTAGGAACCATGAGAACCCTACTGGGTATCTCTTGATTCCTAGGGGCGAAGTTGACACGATCAACCCGGGTAGTATACCGCGGATTTGGGATTCCGAATTCAGCGTAGCTGAATTCGTCTTCCAACCTACTGGGCCAATAAACCAGGTCGTACTTGCTGTTTCCAGCAAGACGATCGGCAGTGGCGCCCGGACCGTGTTTTGGTTTGATACTGCCTTCCAAGATGGATCTCTCCACCGAAGATATAACAGAACCAAACAAAAGAGAGGAAACCCTCGAGAAGTCCAAAAGGACCCTGTTAGGATCTTCATCCCATCTCCCAACTTCGCAATCGGTATCGATAAATGATTTGTACGCTGCGAACTTTCGCGCCCTAGAGCACTCCAGTTCTAGCTTACCGAAAACGCCAGTTAATTGACGCACAGCAAACACAGCGTCGATCAAATCATCATCAACATTGTGCAGCATACCATTTTCACCAAAGATGAGCCGAAGGAAACCTCCTAGAAACAGGGGGCGGCCTGCACTATCGCATTTAAAACGTGCGAAAGTGACGTCGGACACCGAACCTCGATCAAGGGCTTGTTCAAAGCTCTTGCCAAAGTTTGGTAGAGTTATCGTCAAAAACGATAACCCTTCATCCTTGACACGCTCAGAGACAGTCTCAACGTCTCTGAGGGCGCTTGTGTGACATACGCTCGCTAGTTCATTTGCGAGCACACGCCAGAGGGTTAATTGGCTTTTCATCGTACCTACCCTTCAGTAGGAAAACGAGTCCAAGTCCAACAAAATCCCTTTGATCAGTTGAAGAGAACCAATGGTTAGTTCTCCCCGCCCAGGAGCTGAGTTACCTTAGCTCCAGTAGAAGCAGTCAGATACGCAACGAGTGCGTCAGCGACGTACTTCTGCTCTGCTGCTGAATATCCCACAGTGGGGACATCAACAACAAGATAGGCAGACATCGACACTGGGATGCTCTGGCCCGCCAAAAGCGGATCCGAAGCAATCTTGCTGTCGTCAAGACGGATCATGTGCCTGACCCGCTTCCCGTACTGATGGGAAACGGACAGAGCCTCAAGACCGTCAGCTGTCTTAAACTGACCAGAATTCACTCCCGAAGAAACACGCGGGAGTGTCTTGGCGCTACCATTGATGGTAACGCTCTGGGGATCGGCAAATGCCATGTTGGAACCTCTTTCATGTAGGGACCGGAATCGGTCATGGTTGAAAAACCTGAAAGGTTGACACCCTAATGGAATGTTCCTCTCAAGCCAAAAGATTGGGTCGCAAGTCCCAATCCCCCCTATCGCATATGGTTAATACCCAATGCGACGAGGATGGCCGACTGCGTTGCTGAAAGCGCAGCAGTGGCGTTGAATCCGAAGTACGGCGAGGCCTTGATACGCCTAAAGAAATAAGACGTATACAAAGACCTCCCAGGAGTAGCAGAGCTACTACCGTTGAGTATGGTCTCGACAGTGTACTTACGTCGAGACATCATATAACCGTACTTAAGCACCAGACTGTCATTTCCAAGAGCACTGAAATTATGAATAATATCTCCAGTGTTAAGAAACCAGTCTGTTGCCCAGCTCCATGGAGTGAGGTTCCAAACTACCTCTGGGTCAAGCCGGACGCCTAAAAGCTTCCGAGCTTCGATGGCATGTCTCTCAGCGCGAGAGAACGCATCATTGCCCAATGGCAAGTAGTAGGTAAAACTACCTTTAAACCACTCGTCATACTCCTCCCGGGTCCATCTGGACCCGTTCTGGTTCCCCAAACTGATACCGGACTGCGTACGGGTGCTAATAGCACCTGCAGCGAATCCG